ACGGTCAAACCCATCGCCCTAATGCGCTACTTGGTGCGCCTCGTCACGCCCCGTGGTGGCGTAGTGCTTGACCCGTTCATGGGCTCAGGTACCACAGGGTGCGCCGCCATGCTGGAGGCGATGCGGTTCATTGGCATCGACATCACACCGGAGTACAAAGACATCGCCGAGCGACGCATTGAGTACTGGGCAAGTCAAAACCCGATGGAGATATAACATGTACCAAAATCGTATTGTCGGGCACGGCGAGGAAATGGATAGAGCGATTGAACGCCGAATAGGTACTTTTAGTAAAGCGAATCCTTTCTTATTTAGTAAAGGGTTTGCGGCATTAGGAAGCGGTATTTTTACTTGACGGGTACTTGATGGTCAAAGGCAGTGCCCAAATCACACCGGAGTACAAAGAGATTGCCGAGCGCCGCATTGTACACTGGGCAAATCAAAACCCGATGGAGATATAACATGTACCAAAATCGTATTGTCGGGCACGGCGAGGAAGCGCCCGACCAGCTGCTTGCCAACCCGTACAACTTTCGGATTCATGGCAAGACGCAACAAACTGCCTTGCACTCGGTACTCACCGACGTGGGGATAGTGCAAAGTGTCATCGTGAATCGGGTGAGTGGGCACATCATTGACGGGCATCTTCGAGTGGCACTCGCTTTGCGCAACGACCAGCCGGCCGTGCAAGTGACGTATGTGGAATTGTCGGAGAGCGAGGAAAAGACGATTCTTGCTACGTTCGACCCCATCTCTGCAATGGCAGGGATAGACGAAGAAAAGCTTGCCGAGTTGTTGCAGGAAGTGGAAGTTACTGACGGCATTGAGAGTGTCATTGACGATCTCAGGGTAGACGCAGGCATCATGCCACCACCGATTGACAATCCAGAGGTATTGCCTACATTTGACAAAACGTTTATTGTACTAGTAGAGCTTGATAATTACGATGACTATCAGAACGTCAAGCTTGAAATGGAACGACGTGGCTACAAGGTAAGGGGTAATCAGAAATGACTATCGTCTATCAGAAGAAGACTCCAGAGCGCATAAAGCGCATCCTGCAAGCGTTAGAGCTTGGGGCTACATATCAACTTGCTGCCAACGCTGCAGGCATCTCGGCTTCTACGCTAAATCGCTGGATGCGAGAAGATGAGGAGTTTGGGGATGAGTGCCGTTCGTCCGAGGGCAAGGCGGCGGTGCGGTGGCTTGCCAAAATTGAACAAGCCGCATCGGCAGGGGATTGGCACGCCGCCGCATGGAAGCTGGAACGTCGCTTCCCTCGGGATTATGGGAAACGCATCGTAGAACACGAAGGGACAGTGGATTATGTCATCGACCTCTCACTTGGACACGGACAAGCAAGTCATCAGGCACTCAACGATGACGGAGCCTCAACGCCGCTTCTGGATGAGTGATGCAAGATTTCGCCTGTTTGTGGGCGGTGTCGGGAGTGGCAAGACGCGCGCCGGAATCGTGGAAACGTTTCGACAGCCAGCCGGTAGTACCGGTATGATTGTTGCGCCCACATACACCATGCTCCGAGATGCGACGTTGCGCACGTTTCTTGACCTCACTCGAGCCGCAAATATCCTGCAATCGTTTAAGGAACAGTTGATGGTGGCACGACTAAAAGGCGAGCGCACTATCTTGTTTCGTTCAGGCGATGATTCTGACCGACTACGTGGCCCCAATCTTGGATGGTTTATGCTGGATGAGGCGGCTATGCTGGATGAGGAAGTGTGGCGTGTCATGATTGGCCGTCTTCGTGAGAAACCATCTCGGGGATGGGCAGTTACCACGCCGAGAGGGAAAAATTGGTTATACCGACTATTCCACTCCGGTGAAAATTACGAAATCATCAAGTCATCCAGCAAAGACAACCCGTTTCTCCCAGAGGGGTTTGTGGATTCACTTGAACAATCCTATACGGCAGAGTGGCGAGCGCAAGAAATTGAGGGCGACTTTCTTGACCCACTTGGCGCACTGTTTCGGCGTGAGTGGTTTCCGGTGGTGGAAAGCGCACCGCCCAATCTTCAATGGGTGCGATATTGGGACTTGGCAGCGAGTGTGCGCACCACGGCCGACTTCACCGCAAGCGTTGCTATTGCAATGGACGATGATGGCACTCTATACTTAAAAGAGGGAATCCACCTGCGAGCCGAGTGGCCGGACGTGCAGAAGATCATGATTCGCACCATGCTGGAAGAACCACGCACGCTTCATTACATTGAGGAAGCGTTGCACGGGTTGGCGGCAATCCAAGAGCTAATGCGTATCAAAGAGATTGCACACATTTCCATTGGTGGCATCCGAGTGGAAAAAGACAAGATTCAACGGGCGATGGCGTGGGCGAGCAGAGCCGAGCAAGGCAAAGTGCGCATTGTTGCAGGGGAATGGATGACGGAGTTTCTTGACGAAATCGCCATGTTCCCTAAAGGCAGGCACGATGACTATGTGGACGCTGTGTCTGGCGCAATGCCAATGCTTGGATATGGAGGAAAGTTGTTGCTATGGGATTAAAGTCAATTCCAATAGAAGCATTTCCGCCAAGTTATTGGCGAGTGCTTGAAGGGAAGTTGGACGAATCTGGCCCAATTTCAGCAACACACGCATACCGGAGCGTTCCGGTGATGCGATCTGCGATTGAGCTACGAGCGCACGCCGTATCAAATCTCCCGTACATCATCATGCAGGGAGATGAGGATGTGTCGCTAAAGCCGGAAATTGTGACATTCATGCGCACGTTGCGTCCATTGTTGCGCAAGATTGAACTCAACTTGTGCTTGTTTGGATGTGCGTACCTGCTAATTGAGCGCAATCGGTATGGACTCAATGGCAAACTCCGCAGTATACTACCAAACACCATCAGCCCTTTGTATGATACAAACGAGGGACTTGTTGGTTTTAAGCGCGTCATTGGCAACAAAGAATACAAGTTGTCTACCAAAGACGTGATTTACTTCTGGATGGACAACGTGGAAGCCGAGGTTGGCCCTGGCCCTGCGCCAGCCGAAACCGCACTCCGCTCTGCAAGCACGTTGTACTTTCTTGATACGTTCTTGCAGAACTTCTGGAGCCGTGGCGCAATTAAGGCAACTCTGCTGTCCGTCAACGGCCCCACCCAGCAATCCGAGATGGAAAAGTTGGAGAATTGGTGGAAGCGGTTTATGTCTGGAGTCAAGAACTCGTGGAACACCGTAGCCATTCGCTCCGACATCAAGCCGGTCGTGGTCGGCGACACACTCAAAGACACCGTGAATCCAGAGTTGACCGAGCAGTCACGTACTGACACGCTGACTGCTTTTGGCGTTCCACACTCACTTGTACTCTCAAATGCTGCCACGTATGCCACGGCGAATGTAGATCGCCTTGCGTTCTATGAAGACACAGTGGTGCCACAAGCGCAAATGATTTGCGATGCCATCAATGAGCAACTGCTTGACCGTGCAAATCTTCGCATTGTGCCACGACCGGACAAGTTGGAAACCTATCAGCGCAACGAGTTAGACAAAGCGCAAGGTGTGATTCAGTTGACCGGCAGTCCTATCCTAACAGTCAACGAGGCGCGCGACATGATGGGCTACGGGCCAATCGACCAAGCCCCGATGAACATTGATGACAAGTTTGACCAACCGGAGGAAATCATCAATGCCACTGCACCAAAGGTTATTGATGAAACGCCGGAACCGGTGTCTACCGTTCCAGAGAAACTTACCAAGTCGCTTGACACTACTGCATCGCTTGACCTGAATCGCTGGAAAGCTAAAGCGATTAAGTCGGTAAAAGCAGGGCGATCTGCGGATGTGCGTTTTGATTCTACGGACATTCCGTATACGGATAGTTGCCACCTCAAGCAATTACTGTCCGAGGCAGATTGCACGGATGCCGTCAGCCATATTTTCAAGGCGTTCAAGTCCGCTCCGGGTGAATCACTCACGCCTGACGAACAAGAACTCTACGACATTCTGGCACGGGCGATGGCGAAGATTCGTCGTGATGCCGAACGTCAAGGCACAAAACTTTCTCCCGATGAGTTTGCGCAACGCCTCGGACGTGAAGTAGCAGCGGCTCTCAACTTGTCGCTCACCTCGGTGTACCAGCAACTAATTCAGGAAGCGGTAAGTGCGACCGGCATTGGCATTGACCCACTTGACCTGACGTTGCGTCTTGCTCCGGAGTGGGACACGTATGTGCGTGACCGTGGCAAACAAATTGAAGACACCACCCGTCGATACCTGATGGCAATCATCAATGGTGGCATTATCAGCAACGACGCACTCTTTGACATTCCGTTTGGGTTGCGCCGAGCTGAAATCATTGCAGTCACAGAAACCACCAACGCCAAAGCAATGGTGATGATGGCAATTCAGAAAATCCTTGCGGAGCAAGGCGTTCAGACGCAACTGATTTGGGTGACCGCACAAGACGAACTTGTCTGTGCCAAGTGCCGACCGCTGAATGGCCAAGCACAAGGCGTATGGCAAGCACCACCCCCAGCACACCCATACTGCCGGTGTACGTTGCGATTGGAGGTCGTGTGAAAACTTACGCCAACGTCACGCTTTCGCCGTTTCTCAAAAAGATGATTCGCAATAAAGGCGATGATTACGGCACAAAGTTGGAACGGCATACGACTGATCTCTTGCGTGTAATTGCGCGCGAGGGACGTGACTTTGTGTCGCAATATCCTCCGCAAAAAGCATTTAACACCAACAAACCACATTGGCGACGTGGCATCGGTATGGTGTACATTCGCAAGCGTGACGGACGTATGAGCATCTACGAGCGGTCGCAAATATTGTTTGCCAAGTGGGCAATCTCGCAATTTCCAACGGCAGTCGTGCTGTACAATACGGCAACCTACTCTGGCATTGTGCATCGGGATGACATGCAACGCTTTCAACACATTGGCTTTTGGCGCACCGATGTACAGATGATTACCTATCTTCAAGGACATCTTCGACGCATGATGCCGAGCGGTATCATGTCCGTGGTGAGGGCATTATGACGGAAATCATGATTCGAGATGGGGTGATTGCAACGTTGCCAAGTACATGGACGATTCTTGCATGGGATAGTACACGCAACAATAGCAATGCGCCACTTACTAACAGTGTTTCAATGAGTTATAGCGTGTGGAATGAGTTTGACCTCACCACAAGCTATAACATCATTTCTACGTTCAACAAGAACGATGTCAATGCTGGAACAGTCACCTACAATCTCCCGGGTACGGATGTAGACGGAAGCATCATCACCTATCCGGGGATGCAAGCACCGGTATGGACGTACAAGGGAAATGCGATTGGCCCGTGGTCGGGCGTGGCAGGATTTGGCGGTGTTCTGCAAATGTCATTCACCAGCGCATCAGATGT